CACAGAGCAAGAAAAAGATTCATCAACAGATATTTTATCAGAGGAAGAAATTGACGAAAGAGTAGAAAATTTTGAATCGGTCCTCGAAGATGCGTCTAATGAAGAAATTATTGAAGTAGTCGCCAATCTACTTGATTCTGTATCAGGAGAAAAAATTTCAGAAGTTGTTGAAAAGATAATTGAATCTATTACTGAAGTAGAAAACCCAAAAGCCCTGACCGATGAGCAAAAAGAACAAATTGTTGCAGTCGTTGCTGCGGTTATTGAAAATGGCGTAACTGAAGACGTGGCAGAGACACTGGCATCAAACAGTGCCGTTCTTGAGTCTGTATCCGAGGAGCAGGCAGAGGCAGTTTTTGAGCAGGTGAACGCAGAGAACCTCACGGATGAGGTTGCTGAGGAAATAGTTAATGCCGTTCAAGAGGCACCATCAGAAATTCGTGAAGTGTTTGAGGGTGTAGTTGATTTGTTTCAGGGTGCTTTTGATGAATATAAAATGTTGGGCCAAACGATTGATGTTGGTCAGCGCAGAACTGTTGTTGCGGTAAACTTGGTTACAACTGTTGCTGCTGCGTCTGCAACCGTTACTACTCAAAATTCTTCATCCAACTCATCTTCTGGGGGCACATCCACAAAAAATGATGTTGCCGCAAGAAAAGACGACGAAGAGGAAGAGGCAGCTGGAGAAATCGCCGGAGATGGTTCAGATTGGATAAAACAGTTAAGTATTTACAAAATGGTTAATGGGGAAAAGATTATGGATTGGAAAGCATTTATTAAAAAATTTGCATATGGAATTATGAATCTTGGTTGGACACTGGCTGGTTCGTTAATAGTTTACCTAACGCTTTCTGGAGTGCTGCAAAAAATCGCGGGAATCGCTTCTGTCCTTGCATTTAGTGCAGCGATGTATCTACATATGAAAGAACCAGAGTAATTATTCTCGCTTAATTTTTATTGTACAATTTTCATGTTGCGTTTTAAATATGCGAATCATTGAAAGTAGTACAACATGTCAAAAGTTGAATGGGACATAGTAGTAGCTGTCAAGCAGCCCGCAGACCTTAAGGGAATTGCTCCAGGAAAACTTCCCGAATCACTTCTTCGCCCTGCGGCTGGCGGTGGAAAACTTCATTGGCTTACAGCAGCAGCATGGGCCGCAATGGTTGAGGCAGCAAAAGCTGATGGCCTCGAACTTAAGCCAGTTTCAGCTGGTGACACATATAGAACCTACGAGTCGCAGCTCATCGCGTTCAAGCAGCGATACACCAAGGAACCAAACAAAAATTCCACTAGAACTTTTGAAGGCGTCAAATGGTATAAAAAAGACCCAAAATTGGCGAGTTTGGCTGCGCCGGGTACGAGTCAGCATAATACCGGATTGGCCGTTGATGTGCATACGGCTGGTGAACCAAAGCGCCTCAAGTGGCTAATTGCAAACGTCCGCAAGTTCGGTTTTAGTTGGGAAGTCGTTCCAGAAGAACCGTGGCACCTACGGTACACCGAGGGCGACAATCCGCCGCCAGCAGTATTGGAATGGATGGCGAAGAACAATGTGCAGAGGCCATCGGGCGCTCCAGTCACATCACCGGGTGCTCCGACAGTCAATCTTGCCGTTGCTCCACCGACCAGCGCACATAAGGATGACGGTGGCGACCTCGACCCGGGCGACAGCGGCCCGAGGGTAACGAAGTTGCAGGAGGAGCTTGCTGAGCGCGGTTTCTATAAGGCCACGCCAGACGGACAGTTCGGTCCAAAGACAGAAGAGGCTGTCGTTGCTTTCAAGAAGTCCAAAGGGTATGGCGAGGGTCCGAAAGCGGGCAAGCGTGTTCTCGATGATTTAGGGATAGGGCTATAGTGACATGAATGACGCAATTGTTGTTGCCATAATTACCGGTTGTTTTGCTATTCTCGTCGCGCTTGTCCAAAAGGGCAGGAAAGAAAACGTTCGTGACCACGGATACGTTGTTGAGCGCTTGGATGCACTTCATAACGATATTCAATACGTTGACGAAGACCTAGGAATCATAGAGGCAAAAATCGATGGACACATCAATGACCATGTTGTTGGAAATATTGGCGAGAGAAAATATAAAAGAAAAAGTAAGAGCCGCACATGAAGACTTTCGAGAATTTAAAACAAATCATTCTGCGTATCATCGCGGTCTTCGCATCAAACGCACTTGGGGTGATAGGCGCCGGAGCCATAGCTGGGATTCCCCTTTGGAAGGCATGTTTCGTCGCCGGCATAGGTGGAGTAGCCACCGTTGTTGAAAAACTCGCTCGCGCTTACATGGACGATGGAAAATTGACCGTTGCGGAAATAGACGGAATTTTTGGTGGCGCAAAAGCAGAGATTGAACAAAAACTCGCAGCCATTGAAGAAGCAAAAAAAACGAAAGCTTCCCCAACCGCTTAATTACGCGAACACTTGATTCGTTGTGGTTATTTAATTTATTGTGTGCTACCGTTTGTTATCCCCTGTTTGTCCGAGGACGTATATCAAATTTGAAATTTAGCCAAATATGAGTAAACAAGAACAAAAAGAACAGATTTGGCACAATGATGGGCATGAAATAATTCTTAGAATCAACAGGGCAGATATGGAAATTTTGTCCGTATTTTGCCCACATGAAGAAAATCCAGAAGCAGAATGCAAGAACAAGCTCGGTGAATGTGCAGTTTCTGCTTTCATTTTGCGATACGGCATGGACTGCAATGCTGGAATGTGTGATGCTCACACCCCAATGAAAATTTGTTGGACACTAATTGGTGATAAAGACTCACTCGATGAGTGTCAGGTTTGGTTTATGCCAACGCAAGACCATGTGTTTTCTGCTTGGCTGAAAAGCACCGAAGACTAAACTTCATCTTCCCAACTGAGGGGAGATTTGCGTTTGTCTGCCTTACGTTTTTCAAGCTGAAAAACTGTCAAAGTGTTGCCGTACCACCCAAATATTTTTCTTGTTTTCAAACCAAAATCCGTGATTTGCCATCTACCTGACGAGACCTCTTCAACGCAATTCTGTTTTATCAAAACATTTATTTTTCTTTTTGTATCAGAGGAACTGTCCAATCTCCCAGACAAAACATACATGGCATCTGAAATCGAAAATGTTTTTTCCTTAAATCTGGACTTCATTGCCGCATAACAAAGCAATGAATATGACGCAGAACCATACTGAATTTTTGTTCCGGTCAGCTCTTCGGTGCTTTGATGAATTTCGTGGTGTTTGTATTTGTGGTAATCCTTCTTACGGGATTGGTCTGAGCGCTTTGTTGTCATAGTTATTTAATGTTATTAGAAAAGGTCCCCATTTCCAACCTCGCTATCAACCCCCTCCAGGGCCTTTACGGCCCCCAAAACATGCTGTATATCTTGCTGTTCTTTTATGAGTTTCTTATTTAATTTGTAGACATTTCTGCGATTGACTTTTGTCTTTGTAATTAGCCCGCCCTCTATCAAATACTTAACCGTTTTATCTATCATCGTTTCACTGAGGTCCAGATAAACCGATATTGCTCGGAGCGTCATTGTTGGGTCTTCGATTATCGCCACAAGAACTCTTCCGGCTGTTGAAAGAAGATTTACGTCCGAATCACGATGGTAACGAAAAAGTTTTTGTTTATCTAGCGTCTTTAATATTTCTTCTACTCTATCGTCTTCGATTCCAGCAGACGATATTGCATGCTCAAGAGCTTTTTTAATATTATCCGGTTTTTGGTTTTTCACGACATACCCACATCAGTGTAGTTCGATGGTGTATTATCTCTGTGGGCGACATCGCGGGCGACAATGAAAATCACAAAAGAAAAGGATGTCATACCAAATGAACAATAGCAGGTCGAAATGATGCTAAAAGATTCACTTACGAATTTGTTGGGTTCTCAAAATTTGACCAAAGAATGCAAATTTGGAAAATTATTGAAATCACTAGACAAAGAAACTGCGGCCTTGCTGATTAGTGCAATGAGCAGTGAAAGCTCGACCATGGACATAATGAGGGCACTGCGTTCAGAGGGTCACACATTCAGCAGAGAATATTTGGGACAAAAGAGAAATTGTTTTAAAGATATTGAATCTGCAAAATCTTGTTGTGTCATTGAAATAATGAAAACCCTAAATGCATATCCGACAGAAAGCACAAACGACGATGAGTAAAGAAGTCAACAACCTTGGTGGCAAATTGAAATCAATCACGGAAGATTCCGCAAAGAACGAGTCGACAAAAAAGACAATCAATGCGATTGCTGAAATGCTGGCAAGAAAGGGAATAGACCTATCAGAAATAGGAAAGGTAAACAAGGTATCCGTATACCAGCAAGTAACAAAAGATGAAGTTGGTGAATTCGTCGTACACGACCTTCAAGCTATCCAATTTTCCCCCAAGTGGGAAGACGGTCCGGAATGGCCTGTTATTGAAAAGGGACCTCGCGTACAATTACAAAAGTCAAAGACAAAAGTAACCCGCCCCAAGGGGTGGGAAGAGGCAATAGTCATCCCTGATATACAAATCGGATTTTATAAAAAAGATAACGAATCCAATGAACTTGAGCCGATTCATGATGAAAAAGCGATTTCGGTTGCCCTACAGCTGATTGAAGATATTAATCCAAATCAGGTTGTCATGGTCGGCGACAACCTTGATTTCGCTGAATTTGGCAAGTTTTTGACTGCTGCTCCGTTCAAACAGCTTGTTCAAGCCGCAGTGGACAGGGCAACGATGCTTTGTGCGCAAATTCGCTCCGCTGCTCCAAATGCAAAAATCTCATGGATTGCCGGCAACCACGAAGCGCGCATGGCTCGCTACATTCAGACCAACGCTGAAGCAGCCTTTGGAATCACGAGGGGCAAATTGTCAACTGAACTCCGAGAAAAATGGCCAGTTCTTTCTGTTCCGTATCTCTGCAGAATGGATGAATACGACATCAAATACATTTCTGGATATCCGGAATCTTATGTTGCTCTCAACGAGAACATCATGGTTATCCACGGGCACAAAGTTACGTCGAATGGTTCCACCACAACCAAGTATTTGAACGATGCCCACGTCTCAGTGATATACGGACACATACACCGAGCGGAGTATGCCTACCGAACAAGACTTTCCAAGAATGGTCCGCGAACGGTGATGGCCGCAAGCCCTGGATGTCTGTGTCGAATCGACGGCGCAGTTCCTTCCACGAAGTCTGGAGCCGACGAATTCGGTCGACCAATGCTGATGGGGGCAGAGAACTGGCAACAGGGATTGGCTGTGGTTCAATACCAACCGCCGGGAATTGGCAATGAGTGGTTCAACTACGAGCCGATGTGGATATACAACGGTCGAGGTTTTTTCAGGGGAAAGGAGTACGCTGCTAAATGAACGAACAGGAAGAATACGGCATGGAAGAACTTGCAAAAGATATTGAATTTTTGAGAAAGAACAATCTCATTGAAGTTGTCGGTATCAATCAAGACGGTGAATGGTTGTATTCGTTGACAAAGGAAATCAAAGATAAAGTTGATTCGTCCAACGAAAGCCTGTGGGAAGTGGTTCATCAATTGGTCACCGAAGCAGAGATACTCAATATAAACGAAGAGTAATCAATGACAACAATTATTGGTATTCAGGGTGACGGGTTCTGTATAGCAGCATCCGATTCAAGACTTTCCGAGACAGAAGCTGACTCAAATTTGATATCGCAAATTGTCGGTCTACGGGAAAGCAATGGCAAATTAGCCGCAAATGGCAAATTCATTCTTGGTGCTGCTGGGGATTTACGGGCAATAAACATACTGCATCATGCGTTCAAACCACCAGAACCGGCACCAAACCTCAAAGGAAAGAAGCTTGACCAGTTCATGACGGTTAAATTTATCCCTGCGTTAAGGGAGTGTTTTGAACATAATGGCTACGCTTCACCAGACAATGACCAGAAGGAACACATAGCAGAGCATTCATCAACCGTCTTTGTCGCAATTAATGGACAAATTTATATAATCGATGGTGACTACTCTTGGGTATCTGATTCCAACGGAATGTTTGCGATTGGAACTGGTGCCCAATATGCGCTTGGCGCAATGTATGCCTTGTTACCCAACAAGGGGAAAATCTCATCTTTGGGTCTTGCACGTAAAATGGTCCTGAAGGGCTTGGCTGCTGCTGCCAAGTTTGACCCGTATACCGGCGCTCCGTATCACACATACATGCAGGGCAAAGACAAAGAAAAAGCCAAATGACCGACTCACTGTTTCCGGAGTCAAGTAAAACAAATCAACGGGCAAAGAAAAAGCGCGGCCCGAATGCTCAATCACGTTCCCAAAGAGAAGCCTCCAGCACTGTCGCCAAAGAATCAAAAGACGAAGTTTTTGAATACTGGAGACAGCGCCACAACAAGAGAGTTGCAATTATGGACCCCAAGCGTGATGCCAGAATCGGTTGGGCAATCAAGAACTACGGTGTAAAGAAATGCAAGGATGCAATTGATGGGTGTTTGGTTTCGGACTGGCATATGGGTAAGAATCCGAACGGCAAGAAGTACAACGATATAAATAACATCTTTTGCGATGCCCAGCACGTCGAAATGTTTTTGGATAAATTAGAAAAAGCGTCAGGTAAAACAGCTAAGCAAGAATGGATTGAGGAACAATGAGCGAAGAAAAGATGTCAGTATTTCTTTTAATTACTGCTGCTGGATTCATCATCTCGGTTCTTATTCTGAGCATTATTTACCAATAGTCCGGAATCAACGCGCGGCTATTTAAAGAACGCCACGGCTAGCAAAGACTAGATACACCACTACAGCTAGAACACTCTTGTCTATGTAGAGAGAGAAGTATTTGGTTAATAGTTTCATAAGTACCTCCTATATATAGCCCACTTTGTTTGTTCTATACATAGTGCCGACACTTGTTTCTATCGCATTCGGGATATGCAGGAATACCGTTTCGGGTTTTTACTCAGCCAACCTAACCACAAGGCATGCTTGCTCTTGACGAGTCTTAATTACAACAAAAGAACGTAAAGCAATATGGCGAATGTGCTCAGCAAGCATTCTTCCTTCGTATGGCGACCATGTGGGAATTCTTATTTCATTAACCTTTCCCGCTATGAGGCTGTCAATGAGGTCTTCTGATTCTAGTTTCTGAAAAATTCTTGACCTGAGAAGTATCTTCATCGTTTAACTCTCCATTTTTTGATTATGGAAATACTAGTACTTTGAGAACCACTTGACCACCTAGTGCTTGTTTGTGTGAACAATAATTAGTTATGGCGAGAAGAAAAGAGTCTTTTTGCTGAGGTGAGATATGTCAAGCAAAAAGAAAATTGTAAAATCAAAATTGCCAAAAAAAGATTCTGTAGCAACTCCAAAACTTGATATACCAAAAAAAGAGTGGTTTAAACACGCAGCCTGTAAGGGAAAGACCGAACTAATGTTTCCCAAACAACATAAGGATATTACCTATATCCCACAAGCAAGAGCCATCTGTAAAGGGTGTACCGTTCGAGAACACTGTTTAGAGTACGCACTCGAGTTTCCGCCTGCCGATATGCACGGAGTTTGGGCAGGGTTGACCAGCAGACAGCTAGCAGCAGAACAAAGAAGAAGGAAAATAAAACCGACTAGGCCCACTTTGGCTCAAATGTGGGGGGCATAAAACCCCAAAAATGCGGGGGGGTCCGGGGGGTTTTGATTTTTTTCGCAAATTGTAATTACTAATTACATTTTTTACACATACAATTATTGGTACATCTATTTACACGTACAATTATTGGTACATTACTCTATTCTCAGATTACAAGTCTCACAAAATTTCATAGAATCTATTTCCACAATTTTTTTTATACAATCTTTTTGTCCGCAAGGCTCCAATAGTTTTTCTCCCCGCAAGTATGCAGCAATTGATTCTTCTTTTGTTGGCAATGAATATTGCGCTGTACCCGGAGATGGTACACCCTTTTGTAAACGAATGAACTCATATACAGCAAATGAAATCAATTCATTTACTGAAATGTTTTTTTCTCTGGCGTAATCTATTATTTGATTTTTTAGTTGTCCCTTTACGCGCAGGCCCAGTACGTGCCAGCGATTAGGGAAGCGAGTCTTTTCGCTTTTACGAGCCATCGCGCTCAACCAACGCCTGTATGTAGGCGGTGAGCGTTAGGTCAACAGCAGAAGATTGTTTTATTAGTTTCTCTTTGAATTCTTTTGTTACCCGAAGGGTAAGCGTCACCACTGGTTTTTCGGGGATGCTGACCGGTCTGCCTGGATTCCTTTTCACATACTCGAATTTAGTCGAGAACGAATGTTCTTATTGCAACAACTACCAATCCGATTACCAGTAAACGATTAATGAAAGAAAGTTTGGAATAAGCAATACGGAAAATAATATAGGCACCAATTAATATCTGAATCACTTCACTGCTGGTGTAGTTCATAACGACTTTGGTTCATACAGCGTTTCCAAGAAACGCGTAAGTGTTGCTTCGTATACCCGACAGAATGCCTCCCGGTCAGAGTTGGTGTGCATACCCAGGGCTGCTTCACCTAGTTGCTTTATTGTTTCGGCTAATGGTTGCTGTAGGTTCTCAGCCGTTCGTACACCAGAATTAACATCTCTCATTAGAGAAACAAATTTACCCCAAGCAATAAGGGCGTCATCGAATACGGGTATTTGATTTGCCATATTTATTGCAGTGCGTCGTATCTCTCCGGGTCGGGGGAGATACTGGGCATTCACAGCTAGGCGTAGGAATGCCCTCTTGGCTACCTCGTATTCCAGGTCATGGGTTAGCTCATACCAGGCGCTATATAGGGTCTTGAGTTTCTCCTCATCGCCGGGCAGGTTTTGGTTGTACGTGGCGAATGCTTGCTCAACTAGCTTTACGAGTTCGGCGCGCGTCATGCTGGCCCATGATACCCCAGTCTTCCACCACCGTCAAACAAATTTAGCCAAAGTTGTCAGGACGGCCTAACAGGGTATGCAAAAAAATCGAAAAATTAAAAACAAGAATTTGAATTTTTTGCTTCCTAACGTAAGGTTTAGTTTCGTATTTAATTCCACGTAATTTAACTTACGTAAAGCAAACATATGTTCGCCCCTCCTTTGGAGGGGGTGTGGGGGAACCTTTAAAATTTCCCACTTTTTTGGATGGGCACGCCGGTGGAAGCCCACCCCTTTTCGGGTGAGTTCTGGCCGACGGCAAAGCTTTGTGAATTTTCCAAAATTTTGGTGTTGTCATCCCGGAACACCGGGAGGTATCGACCCGGGATGCCAACGCATCGAAATGTAGCAGGTCTTCCACCACCGTCAAGGTACCCCCATCGAAAACTTATCCACCCTTGGCCGGAAAGAAACAATAAAAAATGAAAATTTTAAAAGAGTTGCACACCGGAGCGCGCTTTGCGTGCTAATTTAGCGGGGCTGCTTTTGAAAACCCGGCGGGCGTATAGGAAGCAGTAGAGGGAGTCCCCTCCCTCCTGGGGTTAATTTTCCTTTACGGAGTTTTCCGATGGGAAGTCGCAGCGGTAGTAGGTGGCCCTGCACTTTCCCTCCTTGGTCGGACAATTCCCCTCAGGACTGGAGGGGCCCCTCTGTTTTTTTATTCTTCTTTTTCTCTCCGCCGCTTGGCCCGGAAGAAGTGCTTCCTCAGCACAATTTTGTAAATTTCTGGTTCTGTCTTCTCGAGCTCCTCGAGCAGGGAGTCGAGCAGCGGTTCCAACGTGTGTTCCGTCTTGTATAAATATGAAGTTTTTTCGTAGTTTTTCTCCGGGCCCCAGACGTCCCAGCGGCCTGGCGTATTTTTGTATGCCATCTCAATCATCTCATGGAATTTATTGTCGACAGCTTCCTTGGTCCGGTCCTTAATAAATGGATTTTCTTCAGTCTCTGCAGCCGGCTGCGGCATGCCGCGGCGGTATTTAATTTTTGAAATAAAGTAGTCAACGACTCGGCTGTCAGCTGCCCATAAAAGCATTGCCACCAGATGCACGACGGAAATGATGATTGTTTTGCTCATTTTTCTTCCTCCTCGGAACTTATATTGTTTATGTCTTCTTTTTCAATTTCGGTCCAAATGTAACCGCCGCTGGCCGACATCTGTCCTTTCAAAAATTTGTATTTATCTGTGTCCATAACCTGGCCCATGGCTTCGAAGGATTCTTTTAATCCCCGTAAATATTTCTCCATCGGCTCTTCTTTTTTCAGCTGATGTTCTTCTGCCTGCCTAGCCAGAAAATCTTCATATAGCTGCTCTGCTTCATCGCGCTCTGGTCCGTCTTCCGGTAACCCGTCGTGATTAAATTTAGCCATCTCTTCCACCACCGTCGAAGCTCAAAAGGGTTAACTGCTCCAGCATACCTGGTTTGCCGTCGAGCGCCTCATCGAGGGCCTGCAGCAGCTTGCGTCGCCACTTCGACTTTTTCCCACCGTTAAGTAAACGCGATATCAATCGCGCGGACGCCATGTCAGGGACCGTTATGTTTCTCCAATTTAACGGGCAGTCTTTGAAATTTATTGCTTTTAATTCATGACCCAGTCTTTGTTCCAGGCACCCGATGCACAACATGCCGCCGCGCGGTTTCATCCCAGAGCGTCTCCAGCACGCGTCGCTTACCATGTAGTACTCCTTTAGCTCCCATATATCGACACCGCAGTCGCGGCACGGAATTGGTTCTAGTTCTTCTGTCTCACTGATTGTCATAATATTCCTCGATTGCTGCCTCTATGGCTTCTTCATCTCCGTCAAACAACTCATACAGGGAGTCGTCAGTCGACTGGCTGCCCCAGTTTTCGTATTCAATTCTCGCGGCGTTTTTGCGCGCTTGCTTCTTGTTTGCTCTGCGCTTGCCAGCTTGATATATAAGAATTGAGCTCAGCAATCCCATTGTTCCACCACCGTCAATCCTTTTTGTTTAGTACTAGTCGGACAGCTGTAAACCAAACCATCCTCTTTCAACCATCATTCCTATCGCCGAGTAACCCACAATGTCAACATAGGTATCCTCAATTGTTTCGTTTTGTGGCACACCTCCCCTGGCCAGCAAATTGTGCAATCTTGCAATTTTGTCGTGCACACGTACCAGAAGGCCCAATCTTCCAAATCTTGCGATATTTTCATGACCGTAGTCGTGCTGTTTCTTGCATAGTGTCGCTAGCACATGTGCTGCCAAATCTTCCATTTTTTTAGATTTTTCTACTGACCCGGAGAACTCCGGATACGGGTAACCAGATGCAAAATTCTTAAATTTTCCAGTTAATTCTTTGCCGGCTGCCGTCCCAGTACCAGAGAAAAAAGCTAAATTTTTGAATCCCGCAGCGGCTGCGATGGCACCCAGAATCCGCCATTCTTCTGCCCAATACATAGGGTCAGAGTCAAAACACTGGGAGTTCGCATACATTCCTTCGAATTGAATCTTTATTAATTCTTCTGAAAACGCGCTTTCGGTTGAGTATCGAAGGGTCGCATCTACTTTTTCAAATATTTCAATTGTGGCTGCGGCAGCTGCGGCCTCCCAGGTAAGGGGGCCCATTGGCTCTTGGTTACCTATTGCAGTTATAGACATTGTCTTCCACCACCGTCATCTTTCATTTAGTTTAATAATTCTTCCCACGCTTCTGGTGGGTTTTCTTTCATCTTCACCATAATGGCTGTTGCCATTGTTTCCAACTCCTCAACCCACGCCTTATCGGCTTCGCTTTTTTTGAGCCCCGTTATTATTTCAAGCTCATCAACAATTTTGACCTTCTTGCGAATGTAGCTTTGAGAAAAAGCTGCAATCACGCTTTTTGAATTGGCGCCACGCATCAACATCGGGCCGTCTTCCCCGTTTAGTGATTCATCTGGTACGTGTATTGCCGTGACCGCCAAGTCTCCGTCAGTGAACAAGAAAATCAAATTATTCTTTTCATCCCGCGTTTCCAGGAGCTGAGAAACAATTTCATCGGCGAGAACATTACTTACGTTTCTTTTTTCCAATTCTTTTTTAAAACTTATCCCACCAGACATGAGCTCCATATCGCTTAGTTCTCGCCATGAATCTGATTCATTATTTTCCATGTTTTTGCTCCTTGGGCTGCGGCCGGCTGCGGCGGTGGGATAACATTACATCAATTCAGAAGATAGATAGTTTTCATATTGTCGACACTAACCGATTTATTCGATTAAAGCAACATCAAATAAAAATAACCTCGAGTTAAAACGCGTTTGGCTGCCGTCTCTCGTCGAGTTTGTAGAAAAATTTCTCGTTTTTTTACTCAAAACCGATGTCGGCCAGGCGTTTTTTTCCTTCCGTCGGCAGCGCCGTGGAAGACGTCCCCGTACGACGTTAAAAAAAATCTCTTTTTTTATCGTTTTCTGCACCTCCGGAAATGAACTGCCAGTTTGAACTGCCCGTTCCGAAACGAACACAAAAACCAAAAGAAAATCTATTTTTCGCTACCTTCTATACGGGGATTTATTACTTTCCGAACGGGGAAAATGGTGAAAACTACTTGACGCCCCAGCGAACATATGTTCGTCTAGTGTTCTCATCCATGGACAACAACACCAAATTCAACACATACATTAATGCTCTTTTTCAATACGTAACGCGGGAAGGAAATTCAAAAGTGCCCGCTGTTCATGTTGAAAAACTTGACGAAAAAGATATTGCTTTGGGCGCATGGGTCGGTTACATCCGTCAGCGTTATCGCAAAAATCAATTGTCGCAAGAGAGAATTGAAAAAATCAACACAGTTCCAAACTGGCAGTGGGGTCCGTTTCAGCCAGGGCCAGCAACAGATGCGCAAAGAAATCAAGAAATTCTTTCACTGCGCAGCGCCGGTAAGTCCCTCCGAGAAATCGCAGATTTGTTTGACTTGAGCCGCCAGAGAGTTCATCAGATTCTCAAAAAATCAGAAACTCCAGCCGCAGGCGCCGCAGGCTGAACTCTTCCACCACCGTCATTGAAACTTCTGGTTAAAAAAAACCGGTATGAAAAATTCTAAAAAAATCAGCGATTCTTTTCCTCGGGCGCTGCGTGAAAGTCCCTTCATCGTTACTTCGGGGGCGATTTCGCGCGGGGCTCAAACCGAAAGAAGAACGGGGGTCGGGGGGTTGCTTGGATTTTTGATTTTTTCGGCATGGAACTTTCTTATGTTTCTCACTCTGTCCACACTGACTGAGTGGAATCTATCTCTGTTGCGCTGTGCCGGTATCGCCGTACTGGTGACTCTATGGCTCGTATCAACTTATGCCCTGCTCAACGCAGGCAAGAGAGTGGGATAAGTTATCCCACCCCTCTCTGAACGGCACTCTGCCACTCACTGACCAGCAACATAATCATTTCTAGGCACTCATTGTCGGTTGCTTCTTGACCGTCAATGTCTTTCACGCTAAGCACTCCGTCAAGTACCCAGCCGTCAAGACCACCGTGTTCGTCAATGCGTGTCTGTAGTCTCTCATCACTCATAAACGGCGATAGATACGACTCGTACCACTGCTCTGCTGTTATCTGCTTCGTGATACTCACGACTCCACCATGTCGGTTTCGTTATCCCACGCTGCTTCAGATACTTCCTGAAGTGCGCTAAAGATGTCTATTCCGTCAGAATAAACTAGATTTTCGTAATCCAGTTCTGCCTGCCTATGGTGATAGTTGCCGTTGAGTATGTCTGCTCTTATGCCGTTGAGTATGTGGACTAAGTGGTGGATAGAATCCAGCAGGTCACTCAACGACACTTGCGTATCGCTGTCGTACTTGTCGTATGCGCTTGGTAGTTCTGCCATTTTGGTCATTGGTCTATTTCTCCTTGATAAGTTGATTTTGATTCTATGTGTCGCCTTGCCTTCTCCACAACTTGCTTTCGCAGGAAGTTGAGAGAGATACCTACCCCTATCTCGACTCCTGCCTGCTCATCGCAGAGAAGGCTCGGCGTTCTTGGTGGGGAATAGGTGGGATAACCTTCATACCACCTACTCCCCACTGAGAAGTTATCCCACCCCTCTTAGTCCACTATCTCTAGTTCGCCCTGTAGCGTTTCGCCACAGTTGTCGTGCCACAACTTCTGAAACATCTGTGGATAGACGCTCTTGGCGATTCCACCGTTGCTCAGGTTTCTGAGTTGCGTAATGGCTTCCTCAACATGGGGAACGACGATGTAGCGATTCTTGCGAGCGTAGGTCAAGCACTGTAGTCCAAGAACATCAGAGAAACTATCCCCAACGCCACACACTCCACCGTCAGTCACCCATACCAACGGTGCTTTCTGATTACGCCGATTCTTGACTCCCCACTGAATCGCAGGGAAGTCACAACCGTTGCCGTAGCCGTAATCGCAGTTCTCAACATTTTCTACCATGCGACCCTTATCGGCAACTACCCAGAAGTTCGTTGTCTGTCCGTCATTTCTGTCGCTGTAGATAGCGACAGTAGCACCTGGGGCATGAGTGATTATTTGCTGTATCTGCTCGGTGGTAAAAGACATAGACCCACTTGCGTCAATGATTACCATGCCACCAGTACCTTTAGTGGTTCGGTCAAACACTCGCATAGCAGGGTCGGTCAGCATACGGTGGATTCGTCGTGGTCGTCGCCCCATGTTGGTAGCGATTCGCTTCTTGCCCATAATGCCCTTGCTGTATTTCGGCATAGCACAACGCTCAATGTTTAGGTCTGCCCACCTGCCTGTTGGCGAATCAGGGTCGCTAGGCGTAATCCTTTTCAGTGGATTACCGTCACGGTTTGCTTCGCCAGCCCCACCCTCGTTGGTGTGCCTGCGCTCGCCATCACCCTTGCCCACCTTTTCGCCTTTGGTAGTTATCCCACCCCCACTTGTACCTGTCTTGCCCTTTCGGTCTGTCGGTGGTGGGAAGTCGGCAAGTCGGTCTATCCACTCAGCCAAACGCTCAGTGATACTGAATCCAAACGGCGCAAGCCCTGTAGCACCGTGAGTTTCGGTGGAACTTAGCCAGCCTCGTTTATCGGATTTATTGATTTCTTTCACTGCTCGCTTGCCAATGTCCAGCAGAGCGTCACCCCATGCTCGATTATGGCGACGGATTCCGTTTAGAAACTGCTTATGACCAGCAGTACCAGCAGTGCCAATACACATAGCAACTGCGCCTGCCCAGTCATTAGTCTGTGCCATGCGCTCGCCAGTGGATAGTTCGCTACCGTCAGAAAGGTGTGTTTTTACATCAAAGCCAGCCTTCTGTGCTAGGTGATTCACTCGTAGTTCCTCTGCGACTATCATCGCAGTTTCACTCGCCACCTCACGATTTATCCACTCCTGAAACTGCTCAGCAGTCGGCGAGATTTTGGCATGAATCATCTCATGCGCTCGGATTACTCTCGCTAGTTCGCTGTCGTCAGTTGGCGCAAACATCTTTCGTTCATTGACGGAAGTGGCAGGCTCGCCTCGGACTGGTCGGCAGTGTTGGACACGCCACCGACCCCACTCCACATCACGGCGACTCAACATCGCAGGAAGTGGTTTATTTATTCCTGCCTTGCTATTGGCAGAGCCAAACGGCTTTCCAGAACTTGTCTTTGGTGTCGTGGACATTAGTTATCCCACCCCTCTACTTGCTCAGGCTATCTACTTTGATAGCGTCAATGATTTCTTGCGCTCGTCGCCCGAAAGTGAGTTCGCAGGCTCGTTCCATGCCCACAGACTTTCGCAGTTGGTCAAGAGCGTAGAACGCCCTCAGCGAGATTCGGTCATCACCAGCGTCAGCCATGCGAACGGCGTAGCCACGCAGGTCGTTGGACAAGCGCAAGAGAGCGTTCGGGTGTGGCTCGTTGATTCGGATACGGATAGGGAATCGGTCAGCGAGAGCAGTGGGGATTTCGCCCATGTTCTCAATGTTGGTCGTCATCACGGCAGAGAATCCTGCCAGTGGCTTCACCGTTTCGCCAGTCTCGGGGTGGTCAAACGAAGCCGATTCGGGGGAATCCAGCATGGACAGAAGCGTTGCGAATACATCGCCACTCGCCTTGTCCACCTCATCTACGATGAGTCGCCCACCCTTCTTTCCGTTGCCCTTCCACGCCTTTAGCGCAGAACCGTCAAGCCACTGGAAGCCACCCTTGCCGTTCGGCATGAAGCCACCAGTCACATCAAAGTTGGTCATGTCCTCGGTACATACCAGTCGGAACGCACCAGCCGATACATCACCAATGGTCAGACCACCGTAGGTCTTGCCAATGCCTGAAGCACCGTACAGGATTACTCGGTCAATGCCTGAGTTCAGGCAGTCCTCAAGTGCTTGCCAGCACTCAGGGAGTTCTGTCGTTTCTTGCTTAGTTGCCATGTTGGTTTTCTCTTTCTTTAGTAGGGATAGGTATGGCACTCCAGACTCTATGGCAGTGGACAGCAGATTAGCAACCCGACTTATCTACCCTTCTATCGTGCTTGGCAACTTATCTACCCTTCCTTTCCACCACCGTCATCACGGCAACAGTGAGTGTGGTGAAAGTTTTTGATTTTTTCTCAGCGACCCCCCCCCCCCCCGACTTATCGCCACACGACCCCCCGCCCCACGCCCCAACCCCCCTGCCGTCGTTCAGCCCCGCAGGTCGTTCGCCCGAAGCGAACGCCGGGGCTTTTATGTGGCAAAAAAAATAAAGAGTATGAAACTTATCTACCCTTATGATTTACGAACTCTGTCGGCAACAGGGATTACTCGGTACTGACCCTTCTTGATTTTCTCAAAGACTGGTGATGTTTTTACATAGGTCAGCGTGGTCTGATACGAGAATCCTGATTTTTTCTCTAGTTGCTCAGTGGTGAACTTCTTTCCCTCGTTCTCGTTCGCCCACTCAATGAACGCTTCCCACTTGTCCTTGCGCTTCGGCTCTTTTTCTGCTTGTGCTTTTTGCTCTTGCTTTATGTATTTTTCGCCCAAGTATGTCGTGACTACTTCTGTCGCAACAGTTTGTTCTACTGAGTGCGCTCGCAGTTCGGCTATCGGACTTCCCGATGAACCGTCTTTTTGCCAATACTGAAGCACATACAGCGCACGAATAGTCTCACCAATGCGTTGCGCAACTTTCGTCGGTACAGCGAACTTCGTGCCGTACTCTTTTTCGCTCTCAGTCCACAGTTCGGCATTTACTTCATCTACTAGGTCGTCAGTGATTTTTTTCATTTTTTCTTGCCTTTGCCCTTCTTGGATTTCTTTTTGGACTTCTTTGGTGCTTTCTCATCTCGCAGTATCGCATCTATCTCATCTCGCAGTATCGCATACGACACTTTTTCATAATAACGAATAACTTTCATTAGGTCTACGCCAAACATTTCGGCAACGCTTGTGTCTCCGTCATCAAGTGCTTCTATTTCCTCGTCGGTAAAGTCCTCGTCGCTGAATACGGTCACTTCGTCACTAGCGTCAATGAGAGTTCCAGTTCCATAGTGGTACACATAGTAGTTGATTTTGCGCTTTTTCATTTTTTTACCACCGTGAATCTATCGCCAGCGTCATAAACCATGCCTAGCGAACTTCCGTTATCCCACTTGACGAACACAGTTCCCATACAGTCAATGTTGGTCACTGTTCCCTCAACGCCGTAGGT